CTAGAAACCACTGACTTTACACTGTGATTCCTCCTGCTTCTCCAGGAGGACCGTCAGCCCACTCAAGGACTCCGGTGCAAGGTGTGCGTACCGGAGGGTGGTCTGGATGACAGTGTGACCCATCCACACCCGGACATGCTCAAGCGGTGCTCGTCTTTGAACGAGGCGCGAACAACAGGTGTGGCGCAGGACGTATGGAACGAATTGATCGTCATTGTCAAGCCCCATTAGGTGCTTAACTCGATCCCAGACTCGCCGGTAGGAATCCTGATTGATGTCCGGGAAGAGCTTCCCCTTCGGGTTGGCTTCCACTCTCTGGGTCAGGATCTCCTTCGCTCTAGTGGTCAGGGGTACGGTCCTGGGTACGCCGGTTTTGGTGACCCAGATCGTGATGGCTCCCTTGTCCCCGTCGTAGTTCGGGTTGAAGTCCTTGGCTTCTGCCCTCCAGAGTTCGGAGGGACGGAGGCCGGTGTCCACCAGGACGATGGTAGCGTCCTTGTGGTTCCCCTTCTCCAGGTAATCCATCAACTCCAAGATCCGGGCTTCCTCGTCCTCGGTCAGGAACCGGATGCGGTGCTCTGATTCGGGCCAGCGGGGCATCTTTGGGACTTGCTTGAGCTTGCCCAGCTTGCCTCGCGTCAGGGCCGTCGTCATCATCTTGGAGAGTGCTGACAGCTTCCGATTGATCGTGGCCCCGGAGTTACCCTTGGTGTCCGCGCAGTAGTCACAGAAGTTGTCGATGTCGTCCATCGTGATCTGGTCCAGCTTGGTCAGGGGTCCGAAGTAATCCCGGACCTGTTTGGCGTAGACCATAGTCTTGTCTGCCGACTTGCCCTTCGACCAGATGAGGTCATGGGTGCGCTTGACGGCAGTCTCTAGGTTCCATGAGTTTGTGGACGAATCGGAGGAAATAACCTTCGTGTCCTTGCCAGCCTCCAGGGCGGCTTTGAGCCGCTCCCGGAGTGCTTCTGCCTCTTCCAGTGTTGTGGCAGTCCCTGTCTTGCGGACGCCGTTGATCATGACGTCTACTTTCCATGAGCCATTCGCCTGTGGTCTGATTCCTTTCGGGAACTTGGTTACCTTGGGCATCCGTTATCCTCCTCGTTCAGGGTTTAGACTACATTCATGATGCCGGTGTAGCCTTTGACGAAATCCCTGCCCTTGCTTGTCAGTTCCACCTGCTTCGCCCTCCAGTCCATCGGATCGTCCTTGTACTGGACCAGCTTCAGTCCAGGGAAAGGACGGACTCCCTCATCCCGGCCATCCCCCAGTCTCTGGAGGATACGCCCCATCGTGCTGGAAGGGACTCCAAGGGCCTGTTCAATGTCCTGCTTGGCTACCGGCTTCTCCTCCAGGGAGATATGCAGCAGGACGACGATGAACAAGGCAGGGACGTCAGATCCCATGACGACACGGGTGTACTGCAATCCTTTGATCGAACGCTTTACGGTATCGTGGTTAGAGGAAACCGTGGTGGTCGTGGCGTTCAGCGTGGGCATCTTTTTCAACTCTCCTTCAGGTTTATCATCTGGATTGTGTTCATTCCAATTCTTTCTTGAGGCGTTCCAGATGATACGCCTCGGTTCCGGGGAGGGCTACCTCGATTGAGTACTCATCCAGGTTGACCTCCAACTCAAGCCCCGGAATGATCCATCGCACAGACAAGTCAGATTTACAAGTTGTTTTCTTCAGTGCAACAAAAAAGTCCTCGATAAGCCCTCCCTCCTGGAGGGCCGATAGAACGCCTTCGATGTCACTCTGGGCCAGCATAAACCATAACTCCTTATCTTCATTGTTGAACCTACTTGTTCCAAATGGAACTTGGGTGAGCGTCTTACCAAAATCGTCGTACCAGTCAAGTATGATTTTTTGTCATACATTCTGTCATACATAATTCGGACCTATTTGATCTGCTTTGCGTCTTCCCGGAGCTGGCCCAGTACTCTCTCGGCTGTCCTTTGGACTTCCTTGAGGTAATTCTCCAGTACACGCTTGCTTATCTGGTCGGTCCCCTTCTCCAGCAGAGCTTGCGAGGCTCTGGCTAACCTCCGCATGTCCTGCTTGGTGCTCTTGTATGCTGCCGGGGTCAGTGCGTACCGCCCCAGGAATGGACTATCAGCGCGTCGTGGCATGGTGTTCTCTATCCTTTGTTCTTCAGTGGCTCGTGAGCGACGGTGAACCTGTCTTGGCAGGGCCTCGCAGTTGGTTGATGACGTCCTTGACCCGCCGACCTACATATACACGCCCAGTCTGACGATCAAGGCATATCCAGAGCTTGTTGATTCGTGCCATTTTCAGCATACCTTGCGCTCCTTGAGGTTCATGATGTTGGTCTTGCTGGTGGTCCCATCGGCCCACTTGACGGTGGCCATCTTGGTCTTCCAGTCCACCCAAAGCACCCGCCCTTGCTTGTTGTAGGTGGGCCTGGGCGTGTTCCGGTTGCGCTCGAAAGTTTCGTACCTCATCCGGCGCGGGTCCGGGATGATGACTTGCATGGTGACTTCAGTGCCGTGCCTCATGGTCTAGGCCTCCTCGTTCATCAACATGTTGTTGAAGCGGTCCCCGAGTTCCTCGGCGGTCATGTTCTCCATGCCAGAGAAGTCCAGCAGGGCCTGGGCGAACCATTCCTGGCGGTCTTCCAGAGAGGCCCACAGGGCGGCGTTCTCCAGGGTCACCGGGCAGGAGTCCACAACGGCGTTCCAGAAGGCCGCGCAGACGGGGCAGACGGTGTCCCTGGGCGGCTGGTAGCTGGTAACCGTCGGGTGCATGTAGGTGTCGTGGGCGTTCCGCTTCTCTTCGCAGTAGGTCAGGCCTGCCAGGGGTCCGGTGTGGGTGAAGTGCATCATGGTTTGTTTCTCCTCTCGGTTGGTTGTGTTCATGATTCCGATGGTGACCGTCAGACCAGGGATGACCTGACGGGCACGGGCGGGACCATGAGCCGGTTAGAGCTTCCAGGGGATGACCGGAAGGTCCGCAGGGCATTCCTTGGCGTTGGCCGTGAAGGTCATGCGATAGACGCGCATTTCGCGGACGGTTTTGTCCTTCCATTGACGGTCAATCATAATCTGATAGCCCTTCCGCAGGGCATGTTCAGCACCAACGGCGCGGACGGCGAATCGATCAACGAGCTGGCCTTCAAATTTCACGGTGATGGCGTATTTCATGGCGTTCCTTCCTTGTGTTTGTGGTGTTCGTGATGGACCGGCCAGCCCATGCCAGCCGGTCAGGCTTACATGTAAGGCTTAATGCTTCACAAAAAGGACGTGCTTGTGGATCATACAAAGGCCGCAGGTCTTGCCGCATATTGCGCTTTCGTCGCCCATAGTGACCGGACACATAACCGCACCGGCAATGGTCTGGCATTTCGCCAAAATTTCATCCTTGGGACCAAAATTCACGGAGCCACAAGGCAGGATACTTTCCACAATGTTCAAGTTGGCTGGGCAATTTGTGGGCCGATACGGGCTTTTCGTGTACGTCCAGAATTTCACTTCGGGCAAGCGTCTGGCAATTTCGGCCCACTTGTCGGCGTATTCCTGGCTGTAAAAGTCGCCGGATTCATGGATGCGGAACTTGCTAATCTTGGCAAGCTTAATGATCGAAACCATACGGTTGACAAAGCAGGGCAGCTTGCTTGCTGCCCAATTGGATTCACGACAAGGCAGTACTTGCGGATAGATGCGCTCGGCCTTTCTGGCGTAACATGCCTTGGCGCAGCCGGAACAATTCGGGCAGGTCTTAACAGCAGGAATCGAAAAGATGCCGATGGACTTGTCAAGCTTCGCGTTGCCTTTACTGATTGAAATCTTGCCGATGCGATATGAGGTAGCCATGATGTTTCTCCTTTGGTTGTGCTTGTTGTTTTCTTGTTGTTTGCCTTGTGCTCACTTGTTGGCCTTACAAGTAAGCGCAACGAGCGGCGACGTCAAGCGAAAAGTGCAAAAAAAAAATAATTTGATGATCAAAGAAAACAAAAAAAAACAATGATGACGAACACATGGACACCAAAAAATTTTTCATTTGGTGGACGCTTCCGGGCTTGTTTTTCCTGCCCTACTGCCCACAAACCACGCCTGGAGGATTCTTAATCTACTGATTACCCAATGATATTGAGATGTTAAGAACTACGAGTGCAAAGCGGGAGTGCAAACCATAGGAAAGCACAAGGCAGGACCAAGCCCAGGACCAGGACCGGCGGGGCGATCCATACCTTTAGAGCACCGGGCGGCGGACCTAACGGCTTGAAATGATTGACAGTGCCTTGGGAAGTGATGACCAGGACCAGAAGGGAAGGAGGGACCGGGGGGAACTGACCCTGGGTTATAGCGTATATGGGCTTTCAGATTTTTTGACCAAAACCTCCGGGGAACCTCCAGGCTCACCTCTCGCTCACCTCTCGCTCATCCTTACGAGTCACACTTACACGATGCCTCTATTTCGCACAGAATGCCTCCTCCTAGCCATCCTGGAGCAAAACCAGTGGTAATGCTTCAAGTGAACCTCAAGCCCTCCTACGGGCCTCTACGAGCCTCCCTTCTCCCTGCCCTTCTAGTTTGGCAAGGAGTGACCATCATGCTCATACCTTCAAGGTGAAGCGAATGAGGGAGGTTGGAAGGGTTCATCCTTGATCATTGATCATAGAACATCATCCTCTTCCAGCCTCCCTTCAGGTTCATCAATGGTCGTCCCTTCAGGTTCATCCTCTGGTTGAACCCATTGGAGATACCTGAAGGTTGGGCTTACTTATTATTGTAGTGATGGTCTCATCTACCCTCGCCCTTATACTCTCTTTATTCCATAGGAGCCGGGATAGGTCTGCCTAGATAGAGACCCTTATCGCCTGGCTCTAAAAGTGGCAGGTAATTCTAGCCCTTGGTACGCCTACATTTTCAGCCATCCACAACTCTTGACTGTATTGCCTATAGATACATTACTGTATCTCTTGTTTATACTATCAAATCGAGGGTCGGCTCCTCCAAGAATACATTGCATATCAAACATAAGCTGGGTGTCGTTGTGCCAAATGCGTAATTCCTGATCGAGGAGGTCGGCTCTCCTGGAGGCCATCTGCTTCTCGGCGTCGGCATTCATCTGCTCGACCCAGTAGGCGACAGCAATAGCCACGCAGTCGAGCCTGTCATCCTGGGTCAGGGAGCCTTTCTCCTTGGTCAGACGGGTCATCTGATAGAAGAGCTGGTACTTCAGGGCCACTTCAGGCGGGAGGTTCTTGGTGGACTCAAAGTCCCACTTGATGACCTCCTTATCGACCACCAGTCGGTGCTGGTTCATGACCGGCTCCAGGGTGTCGATGATGCGCTTCTCCTTCTGCTTGGAGTGTTTTACCTCCTCGATCTCGACGGGGTAATGACGGACGAAGTACGGCTCGATGAGCTTGCTGAACATACCGTCACCGAAGTTGGCTTCAATGACCACTTTGTTGACCTGCTGGGCCTTTGCCAGCCTGACAATGTCCTGGAGGGTCTCCTCACCGTAGCCGTCACGGTACGCACGGAGGGCCGTCAGGTAGAGGTAGCCGTTCAGCATCTTGATGACGCAAACGGCGCATTCATCCTTGCCTCGACCAGAGGGGTCGATAGCCATGACTGACCCAGAGTATGGGAGCCACTGGCCTTGGACCGCCATCGGGCCGTAGAACTTATCTCCGTTGAAGCCGACACAGGGGATGTCATTATGGACCAGCCCAGGAGCTGCGGCCCAGATTGGCTTCTCCGGGGCATCGGTGGGAGAACAGTTCATGACGATGAGATCAGAAAGTCGGAGCGGATAACGCTCGGCGTCGGAGAGCTTGGTATCCAGCATGAACTGGAGCTGGAAACCGGAGCGGCCATAGGACAGCTCACGCTCAAAGAGATCCTCCTCGGAGAACCGCTTGGGGTCCGTGGACTTACCGACCAAGGCGGGAGTGGCCTCCAGCTTGTCGGTAATGAACGGAGCCAGCCGGTCACCATAGGCGACCTTCTGCTCCTCGTTGGGGAAACGGGCAGGCCAGATCCTCACCTCGTACCCACGGTCAGGCAGGACGTTGTAGAGGCTCTGTTCGGTCTGGGGAGTACCCAGGTAGGTGATTGTGCCTCCTGGCTTGAGGATGGCGTCGAACTCCTTCACGGCCTCGGAGAGCTTGTCTCTCATGGCCTGGGTGAAGGCGTTGTTCGGAACCTCGATGTCGTCCGGGATGATCTCATGGGCACGGCTACCGGCCAACTGGGAGAAGATACCCTTGGACACCACGGAGGGCGCATGGTCGGCACGGGCCGGTCCAACGTCAAAGGCCACCTTGGAGCACCGCTGCTCGGAGGTAGGTGTCAGACATTGGAGGAGCGGAACCTCCTGGATCAAGCGGAGCGTGAATGTCGTGAAGTTGTCGGCTCGGTCCTTCGATGCGGACACGATCATGAACTTGAGGTTCGGATCTTGTCGGAGCCGCCAGAGGACGTAGGCCGAAGTGATCCAGCTCTTCCCGACTCCACGGAACGCCTCGATGATCTTTCGGCGGGGACCATGCTGGAGGTAGCTGGCGATGTCGAGCTGGACGGGTGTGGGATCAGGCAGTCGGAGGTGACGCCAGATCATGGTGAGGAAGACACGGAAATCTTTGAGCTTTTCGGGGATCGGACTGAAAAGGGACGATGAACTCATAGGCTCTCCATCCCTCCGTTCCGAGTCCGACAGGACGAGCCTGTCTTGAGGATGGTCATATTTCCTCCGTATTCGGCCCGTAGAACGCACGAAGGCCCAAGGACGACTTATGAATCATCCCTGGGCCTTCGGCCTCTCTACGAGGCTAATATCGCGTTATTTCAGAGGGTTATCAGGACAGGAAGCGGCAGCCCGATACATCGTCCATCTCGTCCGAAGACGGGAGGGAATCGAGGATGCCCTTCATGGTGTCATTGTGCTCCGGGAGGCACTCGATGCCGTTGTCCTTCAGGAACGCCCTGATGACGTTCAGATCGGCAGCGGTACACTCACCGGACTGGAGCTTCGCCAGGAGTTGCTGGGCGAACGCCTCATGCAAGGCTCCCAGGAAGCCCTCGGTGGCTCTTTTGCCAGGAGCGGCCATGTCTCGGTGTCTCCTTATGTTTTGAGGTTGAAGTAGGCGAGGACAGCAGCAACCACGATGGACCAGACGATGCGCTCCACCCATTGAGATGCAGAGGACTTGGCCTCCAAGGAGCGGATGCGGGTCTCATGGTCATCGGTGATTTTGATCACGCCGGTCAGCTTGGTGTCGGACTCGGCCTTGGAGATCAGGAGGTCGGTGAGCTGCTTGAGGGTTTCGTGGATGCCCTTGATGGCTTCTTCCAGGGAGTCGAAGCGTGGGCCTTGGGAACAAGAGGAGTGGTCACTCATCAGGGCGTCACCTCGTCGGTTATCACCTCGTCAGGCCAATGGAAGACGGGAAGCTCGGCTAGGAGTTCTTCAACAGTGGGAATATCCCGCTTACCGTCCAGTACTGCGTTCATGATCTCGTAGCCTTTAGCCCAACAGGCGTCCCTCCACTCCACACCAGCCTGACCTTCAGCCGCAAACTTTGGGTTCGTGGAGGTTGCATAGGTACAGAGTGAGAGGATGCCGTCGTACAAGCGTTCCTTGGGTTTGGCATCGAGGTGATCTTGGATATGCTGACGCATGATTTCGATGATCTCATCTGTAGTAGGAGATACCGAGTCATCACTAGGGGGATGAAACATATTGGTTACCCTGTCGTATCTCCAACCAGATGTGATAACAGGGTCTTCACAAGGCATCCAGACAATAGAAGGATGAAATAGTCTGTCCATAGGTAACCCTGTTTCATTTACGAAAACTTCTACAACAATATCAGTTTCCAATCTAACATATCTGCTCATATATTACCTCACGCAAAATACCAAAGTTGTGCATACCCATTTGCTCCAGATACGCCCGGAACTCCTGATGTTGCAGCCCCAGCACCGCCAGCACCGATGGTGATGGTTATGACTTCACCAGGAGTGACATCGAGAAGTACGTTTGTACATCCTCCTGCTCCTCCCGTACTAATTGAAGATTTACCACCAGTGGCTGCGCTGACGCCGCCCCACGGAGCGGTATAAGGTGTACCATCTCCAGAGACTGTACCTGCCGCCCCAGTGCCACCACCTGCTGGGCCTCCAGCACCTCCAGTGGCGGTGATATATGAGCCAAACGATGAGGACTGCCCTGCTACACCTGCGTATTTCGACCCAGATGAACTAGAGCAGCCAGATGAGCCTCCACCTCCTGTAATACCTACAGCGATGCGCGTGATGCCTTCGGGGACAGTGAATGAGTGTGTACCAACACCAAATGAGTGTCGTGCCGGAAACGATGGAGCATTGGAAGGGAGCCATCCGGCATCAAGTTTCCCATCAGGTCCAGCCACAGGAATCCGATCAGCCGCTGCGGCCTTCTGGGCATGAAACCCATCGACCTGATCAGCGTTGATAGAGGGGAGCCAATCAGTAGCCAGTTTTCCCATAGCATCAGCTACGGGAATCTTCGATGCACCCGGCGTCTGGCTTGGAGCAAATCCCCCAACAGTGGCGGCTTCCATAGCGGGGAGCCAGCCAGCATCCAGCTTACCAGCAGCATCAGCCACAGGGATCGTGCTGGGGTTCGGGGTTTTACTGGCGTGATATCCATCCACCTTATCGGCGTTGGCAGCCTGATCCGCAGTCTGGGCCGTGGTAGCTGTGTTTGCACTTCCGGCAGTCGTGGCAGAATCAGCAGTCGTGGCGTGTCCAGCTTCGGGGACATAAGATAGATCGGGGAGAGGGATGAATCCAGCCGGGAACTTTCCGGTAGCATCCAGAAGCGGAACCTTACCGGAGTCACCTGCGCCTACAGGCGTGGTCACAGCGGTTTTCGTGGCAACCGATCCCAGTCCAAGGTTCGTTCTTGCGGCAGTAGTAGTCGTGGCCCCGGTTCCACCATTAGCAACCGGAACGGTGTTCAAAGTGGCAACCGATCCCAGTCCAAGGTTCGTTCTTGCCCCAGCAGCGGTAGATGCTCCGGTTCCTCCCAAGGTGACCGGGAGAATGTCGGTGATCATCTTCACCGTGGCGCGGATGAGCTGGGAGACCTTGACCCACTTGGAGCCAGTCCCAGCATCCACCTCGGCATCCGAAGCGACCATCTCCGGGTGAGCGGAGGTCGAGCTTTCGTGGGCCTTGGCGGCATAAGTTGTGTCGTGATTGTGATTTTCCTTGGCGAGGGGATGTCCACCGGCAGTGACACCATCGTGGACCACAGCGGTCTTCTTGGTGGTATCGATGGTCAGTTCACCGACGAGGCCGGTGAAGCCAGCGTGTTCAGCCGTGGTTCCCCGCCGCCGTTGAATGGCTTTGGACATTAGATGATTCCTCCATAGTCGAGCGAATCATCAGGGACATCAGCGATCATGCCGTAGTCCGTGAGGTTCGCCAGTTGAGCATAATTTGCGGCCAACCCTGCCGATCCTGCCGCAGCGTTGGCGTAGGACTGACAAGTGGCCTCGACGTTTCCGATGTAGGTTGCAGAGCTGGCAGCGGCAGCAGCCGAAGCAGCAGCATTGGTTTCAGCCAGGACAGCTCTGTCCTTGGCGGCAATAGCGGCATCCCGTGCGGGGAGTGTTGTGTCTCTGGCTTGCTGGGCTTCCAGGCTGGCCTGAAGGGCCGCAGCTACTTGGGCCTCAACTACAGGAGCCAGGGCGAGGATCTCATCCCGCGCCTCGACGGCCACTTGTCTTGCGTCGGACAGGTCAGCGGCGATTCCGTTGACCGTGGCCTCGGCAATGAGCACTCGGTCCCGTGCGGCCAGGGTGATGTCCCGTGCAGTCTCGGCTCGTTGTGCAGCCTGGGAAGCGGTGCTCCCCACCGAAACCAGGAGATCATCGATGTACTTCTTGGTAGCCGCATCGGAGGGGTTGATGGGATCAGCGAGATTGATGATGCGCCACCAACGGGCGTCCCAGTTCTCACCCTCCGGGTCCACCATGATGGCGGTGTTCACCTTGTCGTAGGCTTCCTGGACCACGAACAGGAGCTGGAGGGTCTGCCGGTCCATGTCGGAAGCGGTCAGGATAGAGCCGTCCGTGTAGTCCACCTGGGCCTTGTCCTTTGGTGTCTCTCGTTTGATTGTCACCAGGGAGCCAAGGGAAGGTAGCGGGTCCAGGACAATGAAGCCTGTTCCCTGCCACGCATACGGAACCTCACCGCCATCGACGTACACTTTGACATGCCGCTTGGAGATGAACGGAAACGGGACTGCGTATGTACCGTTGGTCCCATTCGCTTCGTAGATGGCATAGCTGTACGCCATAGATATTCCTCATCAAACGCAAGAAGGCGTCCCATAGTGTGAACTACAGGACGCCCTCATGTGCGTGTTTCTTGTTTCAGGGTTAGTACTGGAGAAGGTTGGCGAACTGCGCCTCGGTGGATTGAGTCAGTCGGCCTTTCTTGGCAGCCCGGTTGGCCCTTCGGGTGTTCTCGATGCGTGTCAACAATTCCTGGTCCTCCCGAAGGAGTTGATCGGTAGCGGCCTTCCGGTAGATGCCGATGATCTTCTTGACCGTTTCGGCGCGAGGACCACTGTCCATCCCAAGCGGAGGATCATCGAACCGTTCCCGGTTGATGTCATACTTCTCGGACTTGAAGAGTTGATCCAGACGCTCATACAAGGTCTTGCCCTGGAGCTTGATCGTGCCGTGCAGCTCCAGGAGCCTGGAGTACTGCTGCGGAGACAGATCTTCCATCTGCTTGAGCTTCCGATCTGGTGCGCCAGGGATTGCATTCCCAAGTCGAAGCAGCTCGTCAAAGACGGGGTCATGCTTCTCTTTCCCCATCTCGGAGTAGGAGATCGGCTGTCCGTTGACCCAGTTCCGCTTGGCCGGGAGATCATCGGACATTCCAGGGATGGTGTTCATGACGTAGTCTAGGAGTCCTCTAGCCTCACGCATGTGGTCGTCAGTGAAGTCACGCCTGATATTCCGCAGGAGACTGGAGTACGGTACATGCGACGCAGCCAGCCCCTTGATGAAGCTCATGGCATTCCGATCCGGGTCCATGACGGCCTGGAGAGCCTCGGTCACTCCCTGGAGGTAGGACTTTGAAGACAGGTTGTGGCAGATAGCGATCATTGCATGACCGGCCACATCTCCTGCATCCTGGGTGTCCAGTTCCTGAAGGGTGCGGTTGAGGTCAGCCGCCATGCCAAGGAACATGCCTATTGGGTCCAGTCTGTTGTAGGCGTAGTATTTATCCCCGATCTTGATCGACCAAGGTTGCCAACCAGTAGCCAACAGACGTTCCTTCTCCTTGGCATCCTTGGGCATCGAGCCGGTCAGGAGGCCAGAGTTCGCCAAGCTGATCCCTGTGACCCAGAGCATCGAGCCGGTAGCAAGTTGTCCCTTGGCGAGAGCAGCGGCATCACCACCTTGGGCGATGGCCTCCTTGTATCGCCGGGTCAGATGAGCGATCCCAGGAGTGTGCGCCACGAAATCCCGGAAGATGTTCGTGGGTGTCCTGATGAACGGCATGACGATCCTGAAGGTGGGATGAGTTGCGGCCATCCTCTGGAGGGACTGACCGTACCCATAATTGAGTGGCTGGGTCCAGGTTGATTCCTGAGCGTACCGAAGGCTTCCCGTGGAGTTCTTCTGCATCCGCTTGAGCTTCGCTTCCACAGCGGCAGGAAGTTCCCCAGTGGGCGAGTTGGCGCGGGTGACGGCCTCCAGAGCATCAAAGTCTACCGCTCGTCCTCCCTGCTCAAAGTACTGATCCATTTCCTGCATGACCCATCGGGCCATCTTGTCAGGATCACCATTCTTACCGAAGCGTTCCAGAGCCTCGGTGTGCAGTTTGGAGTAAAGGTTCGCCCTGAAGTTGAGCTGCTTGAACAGTTCGTCACCTGTGAGGAGCAGCCTGGAGGGGAGCCTGACGACTTTCCCAAGGTACTCCATACCGTGCGCGATGATCTCCTGCATGGGCGAGAGGGTGACCGCATCGAGGTCAGCGATGGAGGCCCCCTTCATCTGCTTGGCAAGCATCATGCGCTTCATGTTTTCGTAGCTGATCTGGTGGGTGGGGGCATCGAACACGGAGTGTGCCGCGTCCAAGATATTCCCTTCAGCAAGGAAGGCTCGTTTGGCGCAGCCCAAGGCATCACCAAAGAACCGGATCATCCCGCTGTAGACCTGGAAGCCCTCTCGCATCATGTTGCGATCTCCCATGAAAGCACCACCGATGATCTTCTCGGCTGGCATCATGAGTCCTTTGATGCTGTTACCGGCGAAGTTGACTGCCTGGGTGGTGTACCCGGACAGTAGGGCGTTCATCCGGTATTCGGTATAGAGTCCCCACTTGGACCCGTGGTATGCCTTGTTCATCAGCCTGGAGACACGCAGCGGATCTCCTCCAGCCTGACGGACGATACGGGCGGTCTGCTTGATCTTGTTCGGATCGAGGCCGTTCCGGGACATGTAGTCTCGGATCTGCTCCTCGGTCATGTTCTTGATGTCTTCGGGTTTGATGGTACGCTCTGCGGCCTTGGTCGTGTCATCAGCGACATCGACCCCGACCTTCATCTTGGCATCCGGGAGGTTGCCTAGGTTCACACTCATCTTTTGGGAGTTCAGGCCACGGCCCCAGCCGGTACGCATGTCGGCCACGGCGATGTGGAGATCTTGGACGTCCTTGTGCAGGAGGTGGAACATCACCAGATCTTTGAAGGAATGTCTTCCCTCATCAATCAATGTCGCCACCCTGGTGGACTCCTTGACCATGGCACCAAGGGTCATCCGTGCGATGTAAGTCTCACGGGCCAGATCAGCCAACTTCTTGGCTCCGCTCTGGGCCATGTCGATAATCTTATCGGTGTTGAAGCCAGCCTTGGACAACATGTCCACTGATTCCCGGTAGATGGTCTCATGGGCTTCCTTTCCCTTGGACTTCACGGTCTGGTCGAACATGGCGTTGGCGATACCTCGGAGTCCACTCTCCTGATTACGATCCTCAAAGATCCACCGCTGGAAGTTCACGGACTCGGATGCCATGTCCAGGGCCTCGTCCATATTCTTGGAATTCGAGATGACCCGGTAGAGTTCGTCGGCGTTCAGTTTGGACTTGTACTCCCGGCTGCTCTTGGTGGAGCCAGCTTCAGCGAACTCCGCGCCAGCGTCACCGGTAGCTTCCTCCTTGACATGTCTGGGGGCCACAGCGGCGTCAGCGAACTCATCGTGGACGGTAGAGGATTCACCTACCGCCTTCGCGTTTCGGGCTTTGATCTCATCAGCCACGGAAGAGGCGAGGTCATCCTCGTCGGTCTTCACCTTACCCTCAAGAGCCTTGGCGGCGTCCTCCTGGATACGGGCGGTTTCAGATGCGCTCTTGGCGTGTTTGAGCTGCTTCATGGCCCTCACGCCGATGAAGATGGCCTCGGTCATTCCTCCGAGAGCCAATCCCTCCAGGGTATTCTTGAAACGACCCTCGGCCTCCGAGTCGCTCGGCTTGGCCTCCAGGTAGCGAGTGATCGGGTTAGAGAGGGACGGGAATTCTTCGATGAGGTTGGACAGGCGTTCGTCATTGCCGTCGAAGGCGACAGCATCAGAGATAGATCCCTGCGCCATGCCACGGGCCATTGACATAGCCTTGCCAGTCCCCTGCATCACCTTGGCGGCTTTGAGGAACTTACCGGCTCCCACGAAGCCAGCAGCGAACTGGGAGACCCCACGGGCCAGTTTACCGAAAGCGGTGACGTTCTCCTGTATCTCCGGGAGTCGCCAATCATTCTGTTCATCGATGACGTCAGTGCCTAGCTTGTTGTCCGCCCAGTTGACCGCGCCGTGGATGAAGTCGGATGTCTCATTGACAGCGTCTATTGCACCGCCAAGGACACCCTTCCCTACATCAGCGATTGTGCCTAGGATACCAGGATTGTCTGTGGAGACTTCAGCCGAGATCTGCGGAGGAGGGGAGGCCATTCCACCTCCCTCACCCTCCATTGGAAGATTCGACTGCTCCACATCCGATCCGCCAAGCACTGACAAGGGAACCTTGCGGTCCCCAAGCTGGATATATTGCATGGTCTATGCTCCTACTATTTGGGTTTCTTTTCTTCCGTTTGTCCAAAAGGAGTCGTCCAGTAATCCTTGAAGTACCACTGGAGGTTCTCCATTACCTTCCTATCGAGAGCAGAAAGCTCTTCTTTTGACCTGACCCTTGGGCCAGCTATTGTCGGATTGAAGAACTGATGCTGGGCCTGTAGGATCTTTGCCCTCTGTTCGGTGGTGAGTTGAAGGGCGTCCATCTGCTGCCGTAGCCGGGACGAGGTAGGGTCTGAAGAGGTAAGCATCTCATCAACAGCCTGTTCCCACTCATCACCGGAAGCGATACCAAACAAGGGCTTCTTCCCTGCGTCGTTCATGAGTTGGGCCTGGGCCTGTTGGATCTGCTGCGGGGTCGTGGTGGGATTGGTATTGACTGCACCGTGTTGGGGCTTCTCGGAATCAGGAGCGTAGATCTGGTACTTCTCCTTCTTCAGAACTTCCTCCACCGCTTCCATCGTCAGGAATTCAGCACGGGAGGCCGTAAGCTCTCCTTTACCGTCGCCGGTCTCCTTGCGGATCTTCTCATCCAGAAGGAAGCTGACCTCCTTCATAGCTTCAAGACCACGCTGGATGATCGGATTGCCAAGCTGGTCCCCGGACATGGCGTCCAGGTCATCCACCTTCTTTCCAGTCGTCAGCTTGAAGACCTGACTCTGGGCACTCCCAACACTTCGGGCAGTCATGGTGTCCTGTGCGTTTTCAGAGGTCCGCATCAGGGAAGTTATCTGTGAGAGGTTCGGCCCATAGCGGTAGGCGAACTCCCGAAGGTCAGCGTCAGTGACCTGCCCACGGGACGCCTTGAGTTTGTCCATCTCGTACTGAAGTACCTTCTCCGGTGACCACTGATTGATGTTGTAGGCATCGTTCAGTCGTTTGTTCTTGATGGACTCGATACTACCGAGAATGCCTGGGATTTTATGAGGAGCGATCCCCTTGGCTCGGAGCTGCTCGGCGTTGAAGTAGACACCGTCAATGGCGGCGGTGACCGCAGCGTCAGCTTGGGCCTTCTCCTGTTCACGTTCTCGTTTGAGCCGGTCCTGTTCCTCCTGGTCATCCATGACTTTCTCGGTCTTGGTGAACCAGTCTTTGTACTCCGGGATGTCCCCAAGTTTCCCGACACCGAAGTCGAGGTTCTTGGCGATCTCCAGCAACTCCCGGCCACCGTCCTCATAGCCCCGCTCAACTGCTTCAGCCGAGATGGCCTTGAAGATGATTCCAGGGACGTCGCTGTTCAGGACGCCATAGCTGGCTGCTTCTTGGGTGATCCTCTGGATGGCCTCTTGGATCTGCGGGATGATGACCTGCTCACGGGCATCAGGGTCCATGAGGTTTATGTCTGGGTTATCGACGATAGCGGCGAACTGCTTGGACGCAAGCTGGGTGTACTCCTGGGTGACGCGCTTCAGGTTCTCGGCAGCGAAATCATTGGTGTGTCTGTTGAGAATTGCGGCCCGTCCTTCCAGGGTATTCTTGGTGTAGTTCTCGGCAAGGATGACCTTGTCGTCGTAGACGTCCAGTCCATGCTTCTTGCGGAACTCCCGCTCAAACTGATCCACGAACTGGCTGACCTTGGCCTGATCGGTCTCGTTCATCAGGCCGTTCTTGGTGTAGGCTTCCTGGAGCTGGGCCTTGAAGTCCAGCCCAAGGGACCGCATACGGGCCGTTTCGTATCCCTTTTGTACCCACGGGTTCAGTCCCGCCATGTTGGGGTTCTTCTCTACGAACTCCTTCCAGGCCAGTCGGTTGCCTGTGGTAGGATCGGCCTCGGAGTTGGTGAATAAGGTATCACCTTCAGCGAGGCCCCTTTCTATCTCCTTCTCCTGCTGCTTCCGGTGCAGCTCGGAGAGAGGCTGGTCGAATCCAGCCAGGGATCTGGAGAGCTGCATCCAAGGATTGGAGTAGAGATCATCCGGCCTCTCGACGTAGCCGGGACGGGCCTCGTCGTAGGAGTAGAGAGACTCGGAGCGGATGGTGGACTGAAGTCCTTCACGTTCCCGGAGCTTCTCTACTTGGACAGTTGTCTTCGCCATAGGTTAATCCTCTTTGCCGTATTTCTTGTTGTAGAACTTCACCCCGGCCTCACCGATCTGCAACGCACTGGCGAGGTAGTTCGGCTGATTCACCGGAGAGGTGATGTATCGCCCTTGTGTACTCACACGGGAATCCCGGCGGTCCTTGTAGCCTCCGATAGTGATCTCGGAGCCGACACCGGACATCTCAAGCTGCTGTTGGATGACACTCTTCTTCTGCGCCTCGGAGCGGTGGAAGTCGGCCATCAGGGCATCCAAAGCCATACCAGAGGTCTCGCTTGAAGCCAGGGCCTGTCCCTGCTTCTCCAGGCGTTCCCGCTGAAGTCTCTGCTCTTCCTCGGCAGCAGACGCTCTTTCCTGCATCTGTTTGATGCGCTCGGCGGTAGAGGATTCCACGAACTCCCGGTTCGCGTTCTCCTGGTTGATTTTGGTAACACGGGCATATTCAGCGGACTGCTCCTCCTGGTACGCCTTCTGGGCATCGGCTTGCTCCTTTTGAGCGTAAGTCGAGGCAGCAGCAGACATGATTGCCAGGGCCAGTCCTGCTTCAGCTACTCCGCACATACAGGTAGCCTCCTTTCTTTTCACACAGATTGATGATGAATGGATGGATAGGGACTCCACTTCCCTCGACATGAACCACATCGAGGAGCTTTGCGCCCATCCATCGGAGCCATCGGACATGCACTTCATTTCGTGCATCGACATAGTTACTGACTACTTCGTAGCCGTACTGCCCTCCGATGATGTCGTAGAGGACCGTCTTGGCGTACCGAAGGAATGAGAATGGAGGGAGATCGTTGGTGCAGTGCATCCAGATCATCCCCATCTCTGGGAAGTATTGTTCAGGGACCACTCCCAGGATGGCGAATGGGTCACCTGTCTTGGGAGCGAGAATGGTGAAGCATGGTTTGGAGATCTTGTAGCCAAGAGAAAGGGACGCCATAGGTTCAAGCCCTGTGACGTCCCTGATTTCACGTTTGTCTGCGTCCCGTAGTCTGGGTTCAAGGTAGACAAGATCCTCGGCTACACTCTCCCTGACGTAGGGACAGTGGGTCATAGGCGGGAACTCCTGGAGTTGTAGAATCCCTCCCAATCGGCAGAAACCAGGTTGAACGGGAGGGGAGAATCGGAGCGGATCTCGATGTCCACCTGATCGTTCTTGGAGAGGATCGGGATGTGCATCGAGCCGGTGTGAAGGTTGATCTCTCCCAGGACGGCAGAGACCGTTCCCAGGACGCGACCAGAGAACGGGTAGACGCTGGCGGCTCGACCTCTCGGTGTGACCACAGCTTCAAAGTAGCCGGTCTCATGGAAGTTGACCCGCATGGATCGGAGCTGAAGCCGTCCCTCCAGGATGGCAGCTTGGCCTCCCTGATTGGATTCCCGGAGGTTCTGCCTGGAGAAGACGTACCTGGAGAGGTACTTGATGCCGATGTAGAACTTCCGGCCCCGCATGTCCTGGTTCAGGACTGTGATGGTGCTCTTCCCGGCTGTACGGTCCTCGGTCAGAACCTCAAAGAGGACACCGGCAGGATCGGACCCGCCGTCCCTTGAGATGACCACAGGCTCCATGCCTTGGTAGAGAGGGTAAGGAAGTGTGATGATCGAGGCGTTCAAGACGCCATCATAGGCGATGTTGACGACTTCGGTCTCGTTGATCTTCCGGTCCACCTTGAACTCCAGGACTCCATCCGGGTCGATGAACCCAGGCTCGATGTCCAGGCGTTCCAGGTACAGGCCGTCAGGGTATTGGATCAGTAGATGGACCACGGTGTTCACCACGGTCATGCTGACCACATTACCGGCGAAGACCCACCTGGACCAAGCCGACTGCATCTTGTCGTTGTTGTTCCAGAAGTACTTGTAGACGAAGACCTCGTTCGGGGTGTTCTCACAGAGGACAAAGAGGACGTCCTCGTTCGGTGAACTCACCAACTTGAAGATCTTCCCACCGATGTACTGCGGCACATGGGCGGCAATATCGGCGGCATCGTTGGTGTCGGTGTCAGGCATGGCGTAGTATTCACGGACGCCGCCATACTTGCCCCGGTCAGTGGCGAAGAAGACAGTACGCCCTGCTGATACCGGAGCAGCCAGCATCGATGCGGAGAACTCCGTGATAGGCTTCACAGCCACGGTGGAGTTGGACAGGACGTCATCATGCTGCAAAGAGAACTGGGTTGTCTCGGAGAACAGGATGAGACCGCCAGAGAACGGGGTGGCATGTTCCAGGGCAGAGACTTTGGTGTGACTGGCGGCAACGTCCACCGGATCGGAGTCCACCATCGTGGTCACCGTCTTGGGCCAGAACGTGAAGAACTCGCCCACAGACGACATGATGACGTTTTCTCTGGAGAGGAACGCTAGTCGGTTCTTGTAGAAGAAGATGTTGTCGAGGGGACGGCCCACAAAGGAGGGGGCAGGGGCACTGTCTTCATCGCCGCAGATCCTGGAGGTCCAATCCAATCTCTGGAAGATGAACGACCCGTCGGGCTGTCGGATCAATGCGTGAGGCATTGTGGCCGCATCGAACTTGTGCTTGATGCCTTGCTTCACGGTCTCCAGCCAAACGCCGTTGTCGAAGGTCGCATCCGAATTATTCGGAACGAATTTGACGTAATAATTATCGAAGGAACTGGAAGCATCCCCTTCCACCTCAACCACGAAGTTCTTCGGAGCCACGATAGGAAGATCATTGAACTTCTGGACCTTACCTTTGATGCAGACCATGTGGGTGTTGGATCTGGAATCCTCGACCTTGGCCTCAAAGTTCCCGCCGTCTTTCCGTTTGATCCAGATCGTTGAGTGGGACAGTGAGATGTCGAAGTCAGCTCCGATTGCGGCTTGCATCTTACCTAGTAGATCGGAGGCAATGGCCGTCGATTTGACCAATTCCGTTGTCTGGGTCGCCGTCTGGTGGGACCATGTTTGTCCGTTGACAGTGATCTTATACTCGGTCCCGTAGCTGGCCTGTTTGATGAAAATCATGGCTTCAGGCCCACGGTTGGGCGTGAGGGCCGTGCTCATCTGTGTCGTCTTGGTCTTGTTCAAGATGAATGTGTAGTCGTTGATGGTCAGTGCGGAGATCTTCGTGTTCGGGCTGGTGGTGTTGAGATAGGTTTTCCCATCAGGGAAGCTGACGTTCTTCTGGACACCGTTCAAGTCGAAGACCTTCAGGTCTCCGTTGGTGACCAGGAGGATGTACTGCTCGTTCTCATCCCGGTTGATCAGGTGGGTGTAACCTTTGGTTACTTCTCCGGTCACTAACTTGGCGAGGTGCTTGGTGGCCTGTCTCCGTTTCAGGAACTCGACCACGCTGGGATAGCAGTTCACCACCTCCTCGGCCTGGGTGGCGAGGCGAATGGTGTAGGGCTGTTGGGAGACACCGTTGATCAGGTTCGGGATGGAGGTGGATACAAGAGATCCTCTAGCCATTACCACCTCCGCAGGACGTCAAGGGGACGCCAGCCGGTCAGCCGCTGGGCTGTCCCGGAGAGGATGTTCGGGCGGTCCTGCATTCGCTCCTCGGCCATGAGAGCTGCTCTGGCACGGGCCTCATCTTGGAGCAGGAAGTCATGGAGGTTACCGGAACCAACGGCACGGTCCTGGAACAGACGCCCAGCACGGAGCACGATGTACCGCCGTGCAGTCTCTGGAAGTTCCTCAAAAGGTAGCAGGAAGGTGATCGTGGCGTACAAGGTCTCGGTGAACTTGTAGGTGTGGTTGGCTCTGTCATAGAGCCTCTGACCACGCAGGACCACATCGAGCGGGTTGAAGGAGTCCCTGAAGTGGACCCGTACCGTGTTCGTGGGGAGGACGATCTCGTTGTCCAGGTTCGGGACCAGGGGATAGTCGTCGTCCGTGTTCCAGTTCCACCCTTCCGTCTGTACTTCCGTGGACACCTCTTTGAGCGTGTTGATAGCCAGCACGACGTCGTGGGTGGGCTGCTCATCGAGGGAGTTGATGGGAGACTCCCCGATGGACGAGATGATTGTGTTGACGGCCTCCAGTTCCGTGGTAGGCGTCGTGAGCATCAGGGAAGGCATTTCTGTAAATCCTCCGTTTCATTGATGAAAATCGAAAAAAAAGGGAGGCCACCCGGATAACCGGACGACCTCCCTTCAAGTTATGGTTTAACGTCCAGCTTACATGTAAGCCAGACAAGAGATCAGGAAGCAGCCTTGCTGATCTCGATGGCGCAGGAAGGACGCAGGACGCCGTGGCCCATAGCGTACTTCGCCACCATCAGAGTGCCCTGGTACATGACGTTGAAGTCAGCACCGGACTTCTGGACGGCCAGATCCTTCAGTTTCACCGTGCCAATGGCTTCCTTCTGGAGGGCCACCGCGATGGTGTCGGAGAAGTCGCCATCGTAGGTGTTGCGTTCACCTTCAACCGTGGTCACAACGCCAGTGGGCACGTTGTTGGACTTCACGATCTGAACGCCAGCCACCTTCAGGACCGTACCATCAGCGTACACGCCGGAGCCGCCCCAGTCACGGTTGATTACCTTGGTGGTTTCGGCCAGCAGGTAGTACTGGGCAGGCTTCACGATGACGCTGCGCTCAATGTCCGGGACATCCTTCTCATCCCAGCTCTGGGCGCACTTGAAGATCAGGGACGCCAGAACTTCGCCGTCAGTATGAGCGGCGGTGTTCTTCAGAACCGTGCCCCCAGGTTCGTCGGTGATCAGGCCAGCGGAACGAGCAGCCAGGATACCCACACGCATGGTCTTCTGGTCGAAGGCACGAGCAAGGGAAGCACCAAGCTGCTTGCTGTACTCCTGGCGAACATCGAAGTGGTTCTTCGCGTCGTCCAGGTCATAGATGAACACATCAGCCAGGAGCAGGTCATCGATGTTGATGACGCGCTCATGCTGCTTGATCTGGTTGGAACCCAGGACCGGCTGACCGGGCACATGGTATCGAGCAGCAGCCTTACCCATCACCACGAACTGCGCGGACTTACCGTCAGCAATGGTACGAAGACGATGCAGATCCTTCATGACGTTGGTCTCATCGAAGGCAGTCAGGACTTCGCCAGTGAAGACCTTGAGGAACATTGCGTTGTCCTTCTCGTAAGTACCGCCGTCGTTGTTAATCCAACCAGGGTTAGAACGAGTAGCATCAGCCATAGAGTAGTATCTCCTGTGAGTTATGTGAGGTTATTGATGTTGAAGTTGATCGAGGTAGTGAAGAAGACGGGCAGTATCGTCCTTGTCCAGGCAGATGCCGCCTTGGTCATTCACCCAGGTACTAGGAAGGTTTGGAACTGGAATTGGAGTCCTGGGCGCGTTTGAAACGGCGCAAGAACTCACCAGCAGGATCAGCATCAATACGATCAGCAGATGCTTGAGCCTTCTCCTTCCGGTATGCCTCGACCAGGAAGGTGAGGACGTCGGCCAGGAGTGTGATGAGCTTGAGGACTCCATTCATCCCTACTCCTTGACCTTCTTGGTCAGGACGCCAGCCAGCCACTCGATGGGCTTGTAGAGCTTGGCGAGAAGCTCATCATCCTTCGGGGTTGGTGTGAGGTTCACGATGGCTACAGCAGCGGCGTGAGCAGCCAGCAAAGCAGCGGCTATGGCATCACCATTTGCGGTGACCCATTCGATGAAGGTCATGATACCTCCGTGATTTTAAGGGTTGATCAGAAGACGTCGGAACGAGCGAGTTTCATCTCGACGTCACGGGTGTAGGCAGGGTCTTTCCCGTAGCGGGAATCCTTCATGGCAGCGACGACTTCAGCGGTAGAACGGAAGACGTCGGTCTTGGGGGTCGTGGTACGGGCATTACCTCGGATCAGGTTTGGCTCGGCCTGGGCATCGAATCGGGCCTTCAGACCAGCCACGGCGAACTTGATGGATTTGATGTCACCGGAAGCCATGATGCTATTGTAGGCTTCGATCTCATCCGCGCCCAGGTTTTCACCCGCCCACTGGATCAGGCTCTTGTAGGCTTCAGGTCCACCTACGGTCCCCTTGATTTCGGCTTCCTGCTCCTTGGCAATGGTCACGTTGACCTTCGCACCAGCGAGATACTGCTCGACCAGGGGCCGGGGGAAGCCAGCCTTCTCAAGTTTCTGGAACGACTCCTCGGACAGAGTGCCGCTCTCGGTGAACTCCGTCGTGAAGTCGTCCATGTTCAGACCGGCGGCTTTCAGCGCACCGGCAACAGCGTCTGCGGACTGATCCCCTTCCTGATCAGATGAAGGTGGATTGTCGCCGTCTTCGTTGTTGGGTTCATTCCCATCCACGCCCATCTGCTGATCAGGCGTAGGGTTCTCGCCTCCATCCGCAGGAGGAGTCTCATTGGGTGCATTCGGGCCTGTTTCTTCATAGGGAGCCTCAATGGTCATACCTTCGTTCTGGTTCGGGGTGCTCATGGCCTAGTAGTCCTCCTTGATGGTTCCACCAGGGAGCTTGGTGATCGTCGGGCCTTTCACCTTAACTTCCTCGGCCTTTTTGCCGGGGTTAGAACGAGTTGCCTTTGGGGCCTCCTTGGTCTCGGTGTTCTTCGTGGTTTCACTCATGAAGTGTTATCCTTGTGAATTTTGCTGTTGGCCCATCATGGCGGGGCCAACTTGTTTGATGACTTCAGGGCCTAGCTTTTCGATCATGGCTTGCATTTGGCCCTGCTGGTCCTGCTGTGCGAGAGCGTCCTGCGGGATCAGGAGGCCCTCGATGTTGATTCCTATTGCTGAAGCAAGGCGTGAAATCGCATCGTCCGTGTTGATTTTCCGCATGAATCCTTCCGGCCCCAGGAGCTGCTGGATTGCCTGGAGGAGTTCCATCAGCTTGGCTTTGTCGTTCCCACGGCCCAACGCATCGAATCCAGTGATGACCGTGGGACGTACCACTCCCTTGGGCAGGGGCGGCAGCTTCTTGGCCTTGGTCAGCTTGGCGATGCGGTGCTGGATGTATGGGAGTTGGAACTCCTGGGAGATGACCGTGTAGACACCACCAAGGGCAGTCTCCAGTTCACGGGCTACTGCACGGATCTCCTCGGCGGTCACCCGCTCGGCATCACGGCGCATCCCGTCAGTCATGAGGAAGGAAGTCTTCAGCCGGTCAGAGATCATCTGCGCGGTCTCCAGGGCTACCCGGAAGTCGGCATGTTTCTGGAGCTGAAGAACACTGACCTCGTTTGCGTTGCCCTCAAGGACATCCCCGTTCCCGGCTTCGGCCACAGCCTTGAGCCTTGTGGTTCCATTGGGAGCCACGAACAGGAGCACCTTGGCAGACGCAGCAGATCCCTCGACGATGGCTTGCATGAGAGCCTCAAGGGACTGGAGGTCACCCAGGAAGGGTTCAACGTAGGAGCGTCCGTAGTTCTCACCAGCGATGTGGTACATACGGACGGGAATCCAGGGACAGGCATCCAGGGTGTAGAAGCCCTTTGTTCCAGGGATCGTCTTACCCCGACACTCCTGATAGACCTTCCACTTCTTGGGAGTCCGAATGATGTGGGTGAAGATGTCCACTTCGGTGTCCTTACCCGGCGTGTTGCTGGATGTTTCAGTCTGGCCGGTGATGTCAGAGAGGCTGGACAGGAAGTCAGGCGGGAGAGTGTTGGGGTTGACGGTCTCATGGACGACCATCTCCACGGGATTGCCCATCGGGTCACGGGCAACGACGAACCGGGACAACGGGAACATACGCAGCCCGTTCTCCTTGTCGTCAAAGTAGAGGGCGTTGCCTCCGATCAGGAGATGGAGATTCCCTTCAAAGACGACGACTCGGTCCCCGGTAGACTCGATGTCACCAAGGACCGTCTGCTCACAGCGGGACAGGGCCTTGTCGATCTTCGACTTCCATTCCGGGTCCACCTCGGCTTGCTGCTTCTCGTAGAGCATGTTGTCCACCCGGAGGCGAAAGCACGGCTCGTTGGGAGGGAGCATCGTCAGGAGGAGCTTGGAGGCGAGGTTGTTGCATCCGTTGGCTCCGATGGACTGGAAGGTGGAGCGGAGTCTCTGGCCGTTGGCGTGACCATCAGGAGGGATCAGTGAAGGGATGGTGAGTTTGGAACATTCCCTGGCTCTATCCAGGAAAGGCTGCCTGTCAGATTCAAGTTCACGATAACGAGCTTCAGCCGGACCTTTGGTGTAACCTTGCTTGGTCACGCTTACCTCCGGCTATAGGTTATCTGGGAATGGACAGACCTCCACTACCCCCGCCCAGGTTGAGATCGATCCTCAAGGCAGAAGTACCAGACCTCTTGGCTTTGGCTTCGGTCTTCCGTTTGGCTGTTTCATTGACCACAGGGGCGGCGGGAGTCGGTTCAGGCGGCGGGGGAGCAGGGGTGTAGATCGGGTCGGGGGCTTTGGTGGTCTTGGGCTTGGAGCTAGAACACATGCCGGTTTGATCCTCCTATTTGGGTTTGTTGAAGATGGATGTCAGAGGAAGATCACCACTACCAGTCAGATCCTTTGCAGCTTCCTGCTGGAGCTTGAACTGGTGCTTCAGGAATTTGATGATCTTCTGCTGACCAACATCGATCCAGATCTTCCGGTCTGAATCGTTGATGTCAGGACACTTGTCAGGGAAGAGAGTCTCCAGAGTATCGATGAGATCCTTGGAGATCGGAGGGAGCTTTATGTCTGCCACTACAGTCCTCCTTGTCGCGTGGCTCTAAAAGTGGCATGTTCTGGGAAGCCTTACCAGTCGTTGGTTCCCGGACGCCAGTACTATGCCTGTTTCCCGGTCATGGTACGGAGGGAGATCCTTCATGTACCTTCCAGTCTTGACGTACTGGACACGCGAAAGGATCGAGTCAGGGACATCATCCAGTTCGTAGGATGTCCACAGCCAGATGGGCCGCTCGGCTCCTGCACAGAAGTCGAGGAGGGCCTCAAGCTCCTTCAGATCCTGGTCTAGTGGTTCACCTCCCATGATCCAGATTTTGTTGGTGAGTGGGGTCTTCAGTCGGTGCATGAGGTAGCGATGCTCGACCTGATACCGCCACTCGTCGCCCTGGTTGAAATCCCAGGTCTCTGGGTTGTGACAACCAGGGCAACGGCGGTTGCAGCCAGCGAGGTACACCTCAACAGCACCGTGCTCCAAGGTGAAGTCGGTGGCTATGATGTTCATGGCTCAATAGAACTTACGGTTCGGCCAGTCGTGCTTTCGTCTGGCAGAGACCCAGTGCTTGGTGTTGGTGAGGAATCCGACAACACGGGTGAACACTTCCATGAGCGCACCACAGGTCGGACAGGCCGGGGTATCGTGCTTGACCACGGACATGCCGTGACCGTTGGGACACTTCCCAAGGGCGTAGTTCACCGCCCAGTAGACCACGCCACTGACGGCGCACCACTTGATGAGACCGGCCAACTTCTCCCAGGAGGAGATCGGCTCGTTCACGTTCAGGTGGCAGATGGCCCCGCCAGTGCAGTGGGAGTCGAACATGCCCTGGAGTTTGATGCGCTCCAGCATGTCAGCCTGGGAAACCAGAGGGATGAACTGGTTGGAGTAGAACGGGATGTCCTCGTCGTTGTAGCCGCAGATCTTGTCCTTCTGGGCCAGCTTCACGGAGGACGATTCGCCGGGAACCTGTTCCATGTTGTGCGGGTAGCCGTACTTCCTGGTCAGCTCGGTGTTCACCATGTTGATCGTGTCGAGGATCTTCCTGGCGAACTCCTGCCCTTCCTCGGTGAGGATGTCGTAGCAGAGGGCCTGACATGCCTCGTACAAGCCAGTGAAGCCACAGGTGGAGAACTGCTTCTTCAGGTCCATCAGACCCAGCGTGTAGAGCGGCAGGGAGCCACGCTTGATGCGTTTCCCGATGAAGGTCCGCTTGGCGTGATTGATCAGACCGACACGGCGAACCATGTGCTCCAGCTCACGCAGGAAGGCTTCAGCCGGATCAGCGGGAATACCTCCCTCGGAGAGGATTAAGTCAACATCCTCCATCATCTCCTGGGCCAGCCTGGGGAGATTCAACGTGACCACACCCAGGCTCCCGATCTTCGTGCCGCCAGCCCCGAAGGTGTTGCTGTACCCAAGGGACTCGATGTCGGAACGAAGGCGGCAGCAGGAGGATAATGTTGATGTCTTCCCGCAGTAGATGTTGATGTGACCGAAGGACAGGTTCTCCTTGGCGATCATCTCCAGGAACTCCTCGTCCTGGATCTCGTTGTCGTCGTTGATGGAGAAGCAAGCGGTCAGTACAGGGAACGTGATCGGGTCACGCTGGAGGGTTTCCCGGTAGGTTTCCAGGAACCACTCCTGCACTTGCATGATGGTGTCGATACTCGGAGCCACACCGTTGATCAGGTAGGCCGGGGCCAGCTCCTCCAAGAACTTCCGGTCATAGATACTGACGTTCGTGAAGGGACTTTGATTCCCACGGAACTCCCAGTTCAGCGTGTAGATCAAGCTGGTCAGCAGTTCCTTGACGTAGGGCTTGGTGGGATGCACCTCGATCTTGTGGTCCCTGCCGGTCTCGTAGATCCGATCCACGTACCAGGAAGCCACGATCAGGAGGTCAGCCAAGCCGGTGGCTCCCAAGGTGCTGTTCGCAGCGTACACCGTGAACTGCTCGATCTGGCGAAGGAAGGAAGAGAGACCTTTTGCTGGCTTGATGTCCAGGCGGCTGCCCATCTTCAAGCCCTCCAGGGCGATGTCGTAGGTGCTGTAGTTGAAGCAGTACGGACGCCCGATGTCCCAGACGTCGTTGATGTAGATGGCCCCAACGAGCTGATCGATGATGACCTCATCCGCAGTCTCGGTGTCCTCCAGTTCCCTGATGGTCTTCCAGAGGTTGTAGTAGGAGTTCAGCTTCATCAACGGCTTGGGGACTTCGTAGTTGTAGGTGATGACGTCCCGGCCTGACACGTTGGCGTTGGCGTCCACGGAATGGTCAGCCGTGGGCTTGTCGGTGGAATTGAAGAAGAGCTTGCTGGACTGATGGAGATCGAGCTGGCTACCGATCCCGTCGATCTCAAAGAGTTCAGCGGGAAGGGTAGCCTTCAGGGTTTCCATCAGCGTCACGAATTCAGGATCGTAGCTGATGCGTATGTCCATCAATCCGTGACCTCCGGTTTCATGTCCTCCCAGGAAGGGGCCTCGGTAGCGGAACCAGCATATATCCCATCAGTCCCCTCCGGGAACACAGGTATGTAGAGGTCCAGCTCATCGATGATACCGGGGAGGTTGGAGCGGAGCTGCGCCTCCTTGCGGTCAATCACCTCCAGCGGGAACTTCCCGTCATCACGACGGGCGATACAGGTGGCCTTGTCGGTTATGATGTGGACGCCGATGATCTCGTAGCCGAATTCGACTGCGGCCTGACGCCAGCGACGGATGTACTCGGCACGGGTGTGGCACTCATCGATCACGACGTCGAAGCCACGGGCCATGAGGGCACGGGCCTGGGTGTAGGTCCAGGCGTGAACCATCGGCTCGATGGCTCCGTAGAAGATGTGACCGAATGCTTTACGGATGTCGTCAGGACATACGACCTGGACGCCGTAGTCGTTGACCAGATTGTTGACGTAGGTGGACTTCCCCGCGCCGGGGATGCCGATCATGAGGTAGAGTTTCTTGGACATATTTCAAATCCTTTATGCGTCGGGTGTTGTTTTGTCGGGATGGATGCAAACGAAGGTGGGCTGACGGAGGGCCTTGTAGCTCTCGTCGTGTTTGTATTGGATCTTGATGATTTGTCCGACCAGCTTGCGGGGATTCAGGAAGTAGTCCCGGCGTTCAGTGTGGGTCATACAACCAGGCCCAACACCAATGACTTCATCTCCGTACTGGACGAAGATCTTTCCGATGGCCCGGAGTCCTTCACCCTTGAAGAAGTTATCTCCAAGGAAGGACATGGTCTTGTTGGCCTTGGCCTCATTGAATCCGACAACCTTCAGGTCAATCGTGGGCTTCTCGACGTAACGCATCAGGCCCCAGGATCTGCCCAGCTTGTAGGGTTCGTCGTGGGTTCTGATGATCACGCCTTCAGGGCGCGGGTATCCCAGCTCCTTGGCCTTCTGGACCAGGAGGTCGGAGAAGTTCAGGACTTCCTCCTTGGCTTCTTCGGCAGTCATCGGGAGGAGCCTATAGGGAGCATTCATCTCAAAGAGACCGGACTGATCCCGAAGCAGGGACTGGAGCCAGGGGTTCGCCTTGACCATCCGCTGTTGGTAGGTAAGGTCCATCTCCTCCGGGAAGTAAGCGTCCCAGATACGGAGCTTGATACCTTGGTCAACCTGGGGTTCTTGCCGCCGGATGATCCCGCCGGAAACCTTGAAGGGTTGGCCGGGGACGTAGAGTTCACCGACGATGACCGGGGTAAGGTCGGTCTTGAGATACCACTGGACGATGTCGTTGATGTGAGGAACGGACAGGATCGGGTTGCCCTGTCTGGAGAGCGGAGCCTGATCCTTCGTGAAGATGCCGGGGATGCCGTCAACCTTCTCGGACAGGTAGCAGACCTTCCCGACCATCCGGGAGTAGTCCACATCCTTGGCGAGGATCATGATGTCCCCGCTCATCTCTGCGCCCTCAAAGCCAAGTCAGCCAGCTTCGGTTTGTGGTAGGTCTCCGGTTTCAAGACCTTACCGTTGGGAGCCTTGATGACCTTCCCGTCCGGTCCCACCTTGCTCATGTTGGACAGATGAACCCGCAGGAACGCTTCATCCAGGTCGATGTCGAAACGAGCGGCGGTCCAGTAGCAGACGTAGATCAGGTCAGCGAGTTCCTTGATGAACGCCTCCATGATCTCCTGCGGGACCAGCTCGTTCTTCAGGACGTAGCCCATGAGCTTGTCGAACTCGGCTTGGAGTTCCAGGTGTTCTTCCGAAATGAGAGAGGCTCCCAGTGCGAGAGCCTCCATTGTCAATTCGCTTCCGTCCTGATCGAATGAGTTCAGGAACTGCTTGAGTGCGGTGAGCTTATTCACAGGGTTTCTCCTTTTGTTTCTCGATGAGGTGATCGATGTAGTCACGGGCCTTGAGGAGATCCTTCATGGCTTGTCCTTTGTAGGGATAACGGCAGACGTACTTAATGACGTTACCTTCCAGGTATCCCAGGTCATTTGCCTTACAGAACTCGATGGGCTGAATTTTAAAGCGGGTGTAGTGCTGCTGGTTGGCGACATCGAGGTCTTCTTGCTGCGTGATGATGTTGGCAGGAGACCAGCAGTCCTTGTTGTTACACCAGTCACAAACCTTCGTGGTTACATGAGCGCAGTCAGCGCAGAGCTTTACTTCTTCGGCTCCCATAGTTTCACCTTCTTGTTCTTGAAGTCGAAATCACTAGCCCGAAGGATACGGGCAACACGGGCCTGGGTCAGAGCTTCCTCCTCTCCGAAGCCAGCCTTCTCAAACGCAGCGACCACCTTGGGCCATATCTCCGTAACGGAGGCTGCATCCCCAAGGATTTTGTCTGCGGTCTTCGGGCCGATACCTGGACAGCCGGTGTAGCCGTCTGCGGTGTCTCCCATCAGCGTTTGTTTCATCCACCAACGGTCAGCCTCGGCTTCAGAGACCTCGATCAGTTCCTCGTCCTTCAGTGAGTAGAAGAAGCCAGGAACGCTCTTAAAGTCCTTGTCTACGGACACGATGATCCGCTGGTCGGCTTTGATCTGGACCTTGGAGGTGGACAGGATGCCCAGCACATCGTCGGCTTCAAGGCCGGTGCGGATGTACGAGCTATGACTTTCGTCGTTCAGGATCTCCTGTTTGAGGAATCCAAGGACCACCGGCTTCGGTTTCCCGATGCGGTTGGCCTTGTAGGTGGGCAGGAGTTGCTTCCTGAAGTTCTCCCCGTCCGTGAAGGCCAGGGTGTAGTTGGTGGTCTTGAGGGTCTTGAGGATCGAAGAGAGCTTGTCCTCAAACAGGACACGGGCATCGGTGAGGTGACCCACCGGGAAGCACAAGTCTTCCCCGAAACGAATCACCTTTTCGGATGCTGCGGCTGCTTGGTAGGCAAGGATGTCGCCGTCGATGAGGAGGTGGCGGGTCATTCCCTCACCTCCTTCGGAAGGAGATATTCAGGATAACCAGCCTGTTTGAGAATTGCGTCGATGAACATCTCCCATTCCACCAGCTTGTGGCCGTGGCGTTGTTCGATGATGTTCCTTGCGGTTGCGTAGCTCATGGAGAGAATGCGTTTCTGCAAGAACGACTGCGGGAGATGCCGGTTCACCCAATCGAAATCCTTGGCCTCGATGTGATCGTTCAGATCCTGGAGCCATTCGGATTTGATACCGCCCTCAAAGTCGTCCTGGGTGAGAGGACGCTTCATCAACGTGTGCATCGTGGACTCCGACTGCGTGACGGTAGCGACCTTGTACTGGTCCATCTGCTTCCACCAGTAGAGGGGAGCGTCGATCTCCACCCACATGATGAGCTGGCGTAGGAATTTGTCGTGGCCCTTCCCTAGTCCTGCTAGCTTGTAAGAACGATTTTCCAAACGAAAATACGCGGAGCCGTCGTTTGACAGCCCCGGTTCGTAAATCTGCTTGTAGCCCTCATCTCCAGAGGTCAGCCCAAAGGACAGACCAAGGCCAAAGAGGGATTCTTTGTGACCGGCTTCTTCAAGGATGTGAACCTGCATAGTTAATGATACCTCCTGTTTTTCGCGCAATAAATTGACTGTCCCGCAAATCCTGACGGGCGAGATTTTGCAAAATGGGGTTGTCAAGTTTTTTTCTTAAGTTGACCTTGCCCTAGAATTTGGGCAGTGATTTGGCATTTTAATCGCTATAAAAATTGGGGTGATAATGCCAACACTGGCCTCTGTTGAGATATGTTCTGGTGCTGGGGGACAGGCTCTTGGCCTTGAGATGGCAGGATTCGAGCATGAAGCTCTCGTCGAAATTGAACCTGCTGCGTGTGCAACATTGAAGTTGAATCGCCCTGGTTGGAATGTGTTAACAGATGGGGACGTTTGCAATTTCAATGGAAAGCCTTACAAGGGTATAGATCTTCTCGCAGGTGGCGTTCCTTGTCCCCCGTTTTCACGCGCTGGAAAACAACTTGGCGAAAAAGATGAACGTGATTTGTTTCCTCAAGCAATCCGACTTGTTGATGAATGCCGCCCCAAAGCAGTAATGCTAGAAAATGTTCGTGGTCTTCTTGATGCAGTTTTTGAAGATTATCGTAACAAAGTTGAAAAGCAGCTAAAGAAGCTTGGTTACACTCCCGGCTGGAAGTTGCTTAATGCCTCTGACTATGGAGTGTCCCAACTGCGTCCGCGTGTCGTTTTTGTAGCTTTAAAGAAAGGTGTTTCTGAAAAATTCAATTGGCCTATTCCCTCCCAGTTTGAACCTCCAACTGTGGGTGAACTGCTCTATGATCTCATGAGTGCGAACGGATGGAAGGGAGCGAAGCACTGGCGCAACGTAGCTAACGGAATTGCACCCACTTTGGTTGGTGGTTCCAAGAAGCATGGTGGCGCTGACCTCGGACCAACAAGATCTAAACGCGCTTGGGCTACGCTTGGGGTGGATGGACATGGTGTTTGGGACGAAGCACCTGGACCTGACTTTGTGGGGATGCCACGTCTGACGTGGCGAATGGCGGCAAGAATTCAAGGCTTCCCTGATGAATGGGCTTTCTTCGGGAAGAAGACTCCTGTCTACCGGCAGGTTGGAAACGCTTTTCCACCGCCTGTAGCCGCCGCAGTTGGAATCCAGATAGCTGCGGCTTTAACTGCGAAATCTATTTTCAAGGTAGCATGACATGTCTGAATCACATTTCTCTGCTGAAAGAAAAGCTTTTCATACTGCGTTACTAGGTTCAATACTTACAATTAATGAAAATGGTGTTGTCTCGAATGCTGATGGGAGTCAAAAAGCCAGCAGAAGAATTGCCCGTGGTATAATTGAAAAACTTGAAGCGGCAACAACTGCGGAGCGACGTCCAGGTCAAACATCGGGAAATATATTTGAAGGACTCTGCACTGACTATCTAGAGAGGACTTTTTGTAAGCTTAATCACATACGTCCAGGCGGCTGGAGAATTAGGCAAATCAAAGGGAGGTCAAGGCTAGAGATCGCCACTTTTGAACAGTACAAACACCTTGTTGCTCTTCATGAAGCCACTATTGGAAATCAAGAATTAGCAGCAGCACTTGGTAATGATTATGCGATTAGTCCAGATGTAGTCATTTCTAGGGAACTTTATGAAGACGATGCTATCAATCAGGATGAATTCCTTGTAGATGATAGCACGACTAGACTCGCAAGCCTTCGGGTGCGAAACGGCGGGAACGAACTTCTTCATGCTAGTATCTCATGTAAGTGGACTATACGAAGTGATCGGGCGCAAAACGCTAGATCCGAAGCCTTGAATCTTGTGCGTAACAGAAAGGGAAGACTTCCGCATATTGTTGTTGTCACTGCGGAGCCTACTCCTAGCCGCTTGGCTTCTATTGCTCTGGGGACAGGAGACATTGATTGTGTTTATCATTTCGCTTTATACGAGCTACAGCAAACACTCGATGAATTAGATTATGATGACGCAAAAGACATGCTTAATATCATGATTGAAGGAAAGCGAATCAAAGATATTTCTGATCTACCTCTTGATTTGGCGGTTTGATTTCATCTCCCCTTGGCCTTTGGATGTAGTATTCAAAAAGCCAAGGAGAGATATTAACTTTTCTATACTGCACTCTGCAAGCGGTGAATAATTCCAGATTCTATGGCAACCTCATTAAGGATGTTCGCTGGATAAACATTGACCCTCACATCCTTGAATCCTTGGCTCGTACATACACGACGAACCTGCGCATCAAGTCCTATCCCTCTCTCTTTAGCTTTTCTTGAAGCAAGTTTACCAAGCATGACCTTGTCCGCATGGACAAGATACAGGTGATTTAACGCCCTCCACTCGTCCACTGTGAGGTATTCCAGATGCTCGGTGACTTTGGCCTGGAGGGAGTCTCGCTCGGTGGTCAGCCGTTCGACCTTCTTGGTCAGGATGGTCATGGCCTTGAGGAGGAGTTCATCCTCGGACATCTCCCCGGTCTTCACCTTCTCTTCGCCCAGGAAGTAGGCTCCGTCCTTACGGATGGCCGGGAGGACATCCTTGGTCACCCAGTCCTGAAACCTCTTGGCCTCCGGTTTGTCGGAGCGCATGACCAATTTGTAGAGGCCAGACTCGGATACGAGGACGAAGGGCTTGCCGGGTTTCATACCTAAATGCATCCGATGCATTAAGGTCTTCTGACTATCGTCGAGCTTCTTGTAAGCGTTACAAGCGGTGATGTTGAGAGCGTTGCAAACATCCATACCCATGAACCAAGGGTTCCCGTGCTCGTCGGTGTAGGTACGGATGATGTCATTGGTGACAGGAAAGGTGAAGGTAGTGATAGCGTCGGTGGACATGACAATGTTCTCCTTTGTGTTGGTGTCGTTGGGGAATAAGAAGGCCCAAGCGTGAACAGGAACCAGTCCTGCACAGAGGCTTGGGCGCGGTTAAGGTGTGCTGCACTGTGCTGGCATGGTGAACCCGAAAGCCTACACACAGACGCATTCGGCCCCTCCGTACCCAGGTAGGGTTGCAGCACATGGACTTGGTGAATCAGTGAGTCTCTGCCCAGGATTCCCCGATCTTGAACTCGCCGGTTGTCGGGCAGACGAACCCGAAGTGTTTACCGGCCAGTTCAATGGAACGGACGAATAGCTTCCCCACGGTAGGGGCAACATCTGGACAGGCGAGGAACTGGGCCTCGTCGTGAACGTGGGCGATCTGGACATAGTCCTTGCCCAGGACCAACCCTGCTTTCTCCGCTTCCCAGTGGAAGATGACGGTAGCCAGCTTCATCAGCACAGCACCGGCAGACTGGAGGAGCGTGTTCAAGGCGGCGTGGTTGGAGCGGATGTGGAGCTTACGTCCGTCGATGCCGATCAGGTATTTCCGTTTCGGTTTCCCGTCCGGTCCCTTCTCGGTGAGGACTTGCTTGATGGTCTCGGTCAGCCGCTTGTAGGCGGGGAGGGCCTTCATGAACTTGCCACGGAGGGCCTTGCCCTTCTTGGCCTGGGTTCCCACACCTGCTGTCGGCACAACGATAGACCCAATCTTTGGGTCTCCCGCTCCGTACAGCAACGCGTAGATGAAGGTCTTCGCTTGGTCTCGTCCTTCGTCAGTAGGTGGGAACCCAGCGGCGTCCCTGTTGTGCTTGTGAATGTCCCCGTTCAGGAGAACATGGATGTACTTCCCTCCGTCGTATCGGGCGAGGTAGTGCCCAAACATCCGCAGCTCCAGGCCGGAAGCATCAGCGCCTATCATGACCCATCCTTCAGGGGCCTTGAAGAGAGCACGGCACTTGTGGCCCAGGTCTCCCTTTCGAGGGATCTGCGCGAGGTTCGGGGAGTTGTGGGTGCATCGTCCGGTCACTGCGCCATTCGTGATGACGGAGCCGTGGATGCGCCCTTCGTTCGTAACGAGCTGGAGCCAGCCAGCCTTACCTTCAGCCAGCATCCCGATGATCTTGGAGAGGTCGAAGTACTCCCGCAGCATCTGGGCTTCAGGCCAGGGCAGGGACTTCAGGACGTCGTCGTCAATGGTCGGCTCACCTGTGGCAGTGAACTCGGAGGGTTCCCATTGGTACTTCTCGATCAACCTCTCGGCTATCATCTGACGACTGCCGGGGTTGAACTCGACGTACTTCACTTTCGTGAAAGGTACACCTTTGACGTAGCCTCTGGTTCGGTTGTTGACCTTGGGGATGAAGATGGACTCAACCCGCTTGGGAGGGAAGACCTCCTTCAGCTTGGTGATCAGTTCCTCCCGCTTCGCAGCCAGCTCGACGTAGAGCTGTTCGGCAGACTTCACATCGAATGGCATCCCAGTGATCTCCTGCTCGGTGATCACTCGTTGGAACTCCATCTCCAGGGCCAGGGCTTCCGGGGAGTACCCAAGGGACAGGATGTGCTCGTAGAGCTTGAGGCACACCCGGACGTCCTGCTCACAATACTCCTGCATCTCCGGTGACCAGGAGGCCCAGTCGGTGGCCTGCCCGAAGTCTCCCTTCAGGATTCCCAGCCGGTGGCCCCAGGCTTCCAGCTTGTGCTGGCCGATGAGCTTCTTCGGGAAGTCTTTCTGCCGGAAGTCCAGATCCTTGATGTTGGTGTAGATCAAGCGGACTGCGTTCAGTGTGTCGAACACACGGCCCCGTGGATTCCACTTCGGATAGAGCTTCCGTAGGACCGGGATGTCGTAGCCTAGGATGTTGTGGCCTACGATCAGGGGATGGAACTCCAGCATGGTGAGAGCCTCGGCCAGCTTGCCGTTCTGGCTGCTGGCAGAGAACATCTCACCCGTCGCGGAGTTGATGATGACAATGGAGTGGACGAGAGTTGCGCCCCAGTAGAGACCGTTGGTTTCGATGTCGAATACCAGGGCCGGGGGATCGTCCAGGGTCTTGGGTATCCAGGACCAGTAGTCCCGGTACAGTTCACGATTAGAAGCCATGCTCCACCTCCTCCTGGTCTTCAGGGGTGGCGGTGAAGCCATATGCTGTTGATTCCTCCTCTTCCTGCCAGTGCAGGAGTCTTCCGGTTTCAGGATTGAAACGCACCTGACCGGCTGGGCCGGTGATGCCCACTGGCCGGTTCTTCAGGATGCGGACATCAGCCTTGTTCGGATCTTCTCCCTGTTGGTTTCGCTCCAAGGCGATGACCACATCAGAGAGCTGCTCAAGGGAGCCGGAACCACGGAGGTCCGTGAGGCTCACCTGACGTCCTTCGTTGTAGGACTTGCCTTTGTCAGGACGTTTGAGATGGACGACGGCAAGCACCGTCACGCCGGTCTCCTGGATCAGGGACCGCAGGGCCGTCATCAGTCTATCGATGGACTTGCGCTCGGACTCTGCGATCTCGTCCAGACCGGACACGATGATCGAGATGTGATCGAGGACCAGGACTTTCACTCCCAGGCCCACCACCATGTAGCGGATCTTGGAGATCAGGCACTCGACCTCGGTGCTACCGAAGTGGTCGTAGATGTACCAGCGATCATCCCCGACTACCGCATCGAAGGCGGCTTTCATTTCCGCTTCAGGTACGGAGTCGTAGACATGAGGCTGCTGGACAGGCTTGTTGAGGTAGATGCCGATGTAGCGCAGGGCGTTCCGGGCGACGGATTCCTCCAAGGCCATAACGCCCAGAGGCTTGCCATGTATCATCTTGAGATGGTAGGCAATTTCGTTGACCAGGGTGCTCTTCCCAATCCCGGAGCCAGCCGTGAAAAGGTAGAGTTCCCCTGGTCTCACTCCCAGAAGCTTCTCGTTCAGCAGAGGGTAGGGGATAGGCAGACCTTCAGTCGGCCTGACCCGGACCTTGTCCCACAGTTCCTTGCCACTGACGATGCCATCAGGCCGGTAGACCTTGGCATCCCACAAGGCAGACAGTAGCTCCTTGGACTTCCCCTGGAGGAGGCACTCGTTGGCGTCCTTGCAAGGGAGCTTGGCGATCTTGGCCTTGCCGGGGGAAAGAATGGCCGCACATTCCAGGGCGGCTTCCTCTCCAGGCTCGTCCATGTCGAAGCAGAAGATCACCTCGTTGAAGGACTCCAGCCATTCCAGGCTACGCTTGATAGCCTTGGCTGCACCACCAGCACCGGACCAGATGGACACAACCGGCCACTTGTTTCCCTGGAGCTGGCTGATGGTCATGGCATCGATCTCGCCCTCGGTCACGACGACACGTTTGCCGCCGTGGGGCCAGAGCTGCTGACCAAACAGGAGAGCCTTCTTGGCATCACCCAGCCAGATGAAGTCCTTGTTCTCAAAGCGGATGTGCTGGGCACAGAGCCGCCCGTGATCGTCGTGGTAGGGCGCGATCTGCACCCACTTTCCGCCGTGCTTGCCTACGGAATAGCCAAACTTGGCACAGGTTTCCTCGGTGATGCCACGGGTACGGAGAGCCATGACTTCACCTGTTCGATTCAGTTCACTCATGATTCGCTTCCTCTCCGGGTCAGTGTTCACTGAACGAGAGGAGCCATCTCCATGCTCATAGTACCCACAGGCATGGCAGTAGCCGTGGCCGTCAGAGTACCGGGCGAGGTTGTCACCGGAAGTGTCCCCGCCTTGCTCTCGACAGGCAGGGCAGGGTTCGTGAGCAATGAGATGGGACTCCCCATACTCACGGTTACTCTTCCTTTTCGCCAGCATCGGTCACATCCAGTGCTACCTGTGTGGCGGGAACTACGAACTCATGAGTGGGAGTCTGAATCGTGTAGGTGTTGGAGCCGAGATTGTAGCCAGCGACCCAAGCGGGGCCGGTGACGGTCACCTTGGTTCCAGGCTCAAGCGGCGTGAACCGCTCCAGTTTATTGTTGGCAATCCAGCGACTGGTCCCGGCGATGTCCACCAGGGAGGTGTCATTCCGGCGATCACAGTGGATGATCTCTCCGACCATACCGACACGCAGACCAACATGTCCCATGAAGGGCAGGGCCGTCAGGCGCACCTTGTCACCACGGACAAAGGGAGCCGTCTGGTTCTTGTAAGGATCGAAGCGCATGATCCATACGCCGACCTCGATGCCGCCTTCCAGGGTCTTACCGTTGACAATGTCGAAGCCCTCGGCGCGGATCTCGGACAGTCGTTTGGTCAGGGACTGGATGCCGTAGAGGTTGAAGGCTTCGCGGATGGTGATGGACTTGCCACTGCGGAGGTGGGCAAGGATCTGTTCACGCTGGGACTGGGCTTTGCTCTTCTTCATGTTCTGGTTCTCCTTCTTACTTGTAAGGGTGATTGAAACGAGGAAAGCCCACCAAGATGATCCTGGTGGGCCTTCCGGTTCGGCATGCTATAAGTGGCAGGTAATTAGCTTACGCTGCAATACCAAGCACTTACATCGAAACAAGGGCAGTCCTTCTGGGCAACGTCCCGGTGACCGATGACCTCGGCATCCGGGTACTTCTTCTTGAGGTCTTTGACCAAAGATTCCAGGGACTTCCACTGCTCCGGTGTGAAGTTGTTCTCCGACTTGCCGCTCTCGGAGAGACCTCCGACAAGACAGATCCCGACAGACCTGGAGTTGTAGCCTTGGGCGTGTGCCCCGACCTCCTCCAGTTTCCTGCCGGTCTCGATGGTCCCGTCCCTACGGACGACGAACTGGTAGCCAATCGAGAGGAAGCCTCTGGCTCTGTGCCAGCGGTCTATCTCCTTGGCTCCAATATCCATCGAAGGTTTGGTAGCAGCGCAGTGAATGATGATGAGATCCGTGATTCTTCTGTTAGCCATGTGACTCCTGAAGGAACACGGAAAGGGCTTTCTTTTGGAGAGCCTTGGGTCGATGCTTCAGCCATTCCTCTGGCACGGTTCCCTTCGCACAAGGGAAGCCGTTCTTCTTGCACCAATCCGCATACGTCGTCTTGGACTTCTTCCCGATCTTCGCGTTCGGGTTGCTGAAGACAATACGGATGTCCAGGTCAGGATGTTGTGTCTTAACCAGGATCATCTTCTTGCGGTCAGCAGCCGTGAACTCTCCCTTGCCCTCGATGACGATGGCTTGCTTCGGGAGTACGAAGTCGGGGTGGTAGGTATGGTGGGAGGTGACGGTGTAGGGGATCTTGATCGGCTCGTAGAGGGCCTCGGTCCCCTGGAGGGAGGCAGCTATCTGGACCTCAAGTCCGCTTCGATAGCCTGTTTCTTTCCGTGTTCGGTTGTATTTCGCGTACCGACTCCGCATCGTTTAGAAGGGACAGTCGTCTTCGCCAGTATCCTCGGACGCCTCGGACTCATCGTCGTCATCGTCCTGGGCCAGACCTTCGCCATCGGTGCTGAAGCCGAAGCCAGCCGCCGTCTTGGCCTTGCCGGAACGCAGCTCCAGGACCTGGACCGCTTCCAGCTTGAGCGACACGCCAGCACCCAGGCCAGCGGTGTAGAACTCATCGATGTAGAAGCAGACGTTCACGATGGAGCCGCCCCAGATGGACACGTTCTCGGTGTCGATGGGTTTGCCAGCACCGTCGAAGACCGGGCACTGACGTTCCCATTCCTTGCCGTCCTTCGTGGTTCCCTTGGCTCGCATCTTGAACGGGCCAATGATGATCCGACCAGTGGGATCGTCGTCCTCGTCCAGCTCTTCCTTGATCGGGAGCTGGGCCATCTTCAGGTTCGCACGGAACCGCTCCTCGTTGAACTTCTTGCCCTTCTTCTTGGCCTCGTCAGCGGCCTGGGCCACGGCGGCTTCGACTGCCTGGGCCTGGGCTTCCTTGATCAGATCCAGCATGGACGAGGCAGCTTCCTCGTTCTCATAGACGATGCTGATCTTGTATTCCGGCTTGTCGGGATTGTAGCGGTCATCCGGCTTGTTCAGGTGGGGATAGTGAGCGACCACTCTGCCGGTGAGCTGGGTGTCTTTCTTCTTGGTCTTTGCCATTGAACCTCCTAGTTCAGGACTTCGTTGTCGATGTAACGGGACACCGCCTGGAACTCCGGGCGTTTGCCTTCAGCGTCGTTGATTGCGTTCTTGGTGTAGACCATGACGTCAGACACGGTCAGACCGGACGCTTCAACAGCCAAGAGAAAGGCTGCGCTGAATCCAAGCAGTTTGACTCCGTTGTTCGGACAGCTCTGAACACTGTCCACCACTGCCATTGCTGCATTCGCAGCGTCGGTTATCGGTGCGTTGGCGAGGAGATCTCGCAGTTTACTTGGGGCCATAGCCATCGAGTTGTTTACCTCCTGTTGAGTTGATGGTTCTCATGCCGGTTCGGCATGCTATAAGTGGCAGGTAATTCGAGTTTGAAACGTAAACGCCGGAGACCTTTGACGATCCCCGGCATTTCATTTTCACGCTGAACCGTGCGTGTAAGCCTTACATGTAATGGTGATTAGGCAAAAAAGAAGACTGCCTCCTTCACCTTGGAGACCTCCAGGTTGCCCATCTGCGGCAGCTCCGGGAGTTCCTGGAGCCGGGGGTCATCGTCTGGCAAGACCTTGATGACCTCCTTGGTGAACTCCTCCAAGAGGTTGTGATCCCCACCAAACATCCCGGCGAAGACCTCCCTCAAGGTTCGGGCCAGGACCGGGGTGTCTGCCGCATGTGTGCCATATGAGTCGTGGATCATGGCGAAGGAGTTGATACCCAGCTTCGCAGCCTCACACACGGTACGCTGGAGCGCAGCCGCATCGAGGCTGTGAACGAAGTTCGGACTGATCCCGTTCTTCTGTCTTGCCTTGTCGTACTTCTCCTCGGCCTCCTCCTTGATGGTGAAGCGGACAACCACATCACCCATCATGGTGGCGACACGCTTATCGGATACCTCCTTGTAAGCCTGGAGCACCGGCAGTCCCGTGGGTGTGGTCCACCAGATGGGGAGACCAGCGGAAGCGACGATCCCGGCGATCCCCTGGAGGTACTTCATGGCATCCTGGGCGGCACGGACGACCTCGTTGATGGCTTCCCAGATGATCGAGGACATGAACAGTGAGGACATGAACTCGTTACCCTCCCACTGGTAGCCATCCATGATCCGCTCCCGGAGGTGCTCGTGGGTGTACTCCCGGCAGGACTGCTGGGTTCCACCATAGGGCAGGACCATGACCTGACGCTTCGTGGTCTTCCTGGTCACGCCCATGTCGAGCCACTTCTTCGCCTCGACCTTCTCATCGTAGAGGAACTTGGGCTTGCCGTGCTCATCCTTCTTGCTCTTGGAATAGACCAGCTCCCCGGATTCCAGTTTGACCTTGAGCTTCTCGATGGCTCGTTCAGCCACGATCCCATAGATGTCCTGGGGCTTGTCACTTGGAAGGACGTTTACAGCCCTACCGCCTTCCTCGTCCCGGAGCATAAGGCTGAAGATCTGAAGCCCATTGCAGCTCCCGTCCATAGCAATGGCGATATGAGAGACATGATTCAGTCCGTCCCGGACGTAGCCAGCCCATTCAAAACAGAAGGCCAGGAAGCAGAAGGGAGAGTCGGCTTCCATCCACCAGGACTCACCAAGCGGATCTTCGGCACAGGCCAGGATCATGTCCTGGTTGTCGAGTACCCACTGATGACGAGCTTCAAAGGGAACCTTGTCGTTGCCCCAGGTGTTGGCCCCGTGGATGGCAAGCCAGCGGACAGCGTCCTCGGAACCAAGGGCCTTGCCTTCAGCGAACTCCAGGAGTCCCTTGGAAGCATCCGTTCCCTGCGGAGTGAGGTGGCTGGGCACGGAGTAGACACGGCCACGGAAGTCGAGCTGGTAGGGGTAGTAGAACGCCTCGGCGTCCTCAAACATGACGGCCATGTCGAGCATCCGGCGGAACTGGAGCTGCTTACTGACCAGACCAGCGTTGAAGGTACGGACATTTACGGAAGCCTTCTTCCACTCCAGCAGCTTCTCATCAGTGAAGCCAGGGCAGGTATGAGGGTTCATCCTGGTGACCTCACTCATGTCAGCACCACAAACAGGACACCTGGGGATCGGGGTCAGCTCACGGGCAGGGAGACCGGCCAGGGACTGGTAGTCCTGCCTGTCGAAGACCGTCTGCATGACCTTGAGAACCGGCTTATTGATGCGCCAAGCGGTGTTCTGCATGGCGTTGATAGCATCGACCACCTCGGCCATCTCCCCTGCCTTGATCAGTTCATCGACCTCGTTAAGGTAGTTCTTGTTCGGGGTCTTGATCAGGGTCAGGGTCGGGACAGCATCCGTGTGATAGCCTCCTCCCCAGGCTCCGGTCCACGCCTTGGGCGGGATGACCGTGGGGAAGAACTTCGGAGACAGCAGAGCATATCGTTCATGCCGCTCTTCCAGCCAGGAGATGCACTCGTTTGTGGCGGTCAGGTAGTAGGCAGTGGTGAACATATTCTTTCCCCTACCCTCACTGATCATCCGGTGCTCACGGGTCTCGACCTGTATCAGACCGGAGGTAGCGACGGCGAGGTCGATGATGAACTGACCGATGTGCAGGAGGTCTGACTTCGGCCACGCCTTCCAGTCGAATTCCTGGGACTCCCGGACAGCATGATCGAAGACCATCTTCCGACGACGACGATGGTTCACCTTCTTCAGGTGGTTCTTGGTCACCTCCATTCTCTGGGCATCGAACTTCGCCAGGGCCTGGAGCTTGGCCTCGGTCTCGATCTCCCGCCCGATGTTGACCGCCACGTTCTGGAGGATCTTGGACATGGAGATCCCATCGAGGATGACCCGAAGGGAGATGAAGGCCACGATGTCCAGGTCCAGATCCTTCAGGTAACGGACAGCACAATGACGACGACCGGCCTTTCCCTGGGACAGCTCGTCCATCTTCGCTCTCAAGGTGTCCGCCAGCGGAGCCACTCCCCTCTTCAGAATACTGATGCAGGGAGCTGTGGTTGCCTCACTCTCTCTTTCCTTGGCCTTCCTGACGGCGGTGAAGTACTGATCACGGCCACGGAGCTTCATCTCCACTTCAAGCTGGGCCTGGAGTTCTTCGCTGCCCTTACCGCTGACCTTAACGATTCTCTGCTCTTCCAT